GCGGTGTTATTTTCGAAAATACCCAAATGTAATTTTTCGATAAGCGTTTGTACTTCTTGTTTTTGTGAGGTAATGACTTGGATGATACTATCCTGTGTTGTTTTATTTGCAATTAAATCACTGATACCTACACTGAATGAGCTGGATTTCATATATTCAGTTATTACATTTTGTAAATCATCGATGAAGTCTGATGCGGCCATACATCCAGAATCGTTGAATATACGATGAATAATACCTTTTGTGGTGGATGCTAATACGGATTTTTCTAATTGACCACGCACATACTTACCGTTTCTTATTTCTAATACATTATTCGATGTGTTTGCATCTTCTCCATCTTCGAATAACTTTGTTTTATATTTCATTGTCATTGGTGTTAATATTTGTGATAATATGTCAAAACTGGATATTTTATTACCTGCTTCACGTAACGCTTCTGTATTCACCTTTGGAAACATCATTAACAAATTCATTGCGTCACGTGGTGTGAATGTTATACCTGGTCTGGTAAACCGATATGACCCTAATAACGAGTCTTGGTATATACCTATCAATGGTGCGTTCCCCGCTGGACTCACCATTTGATACGGTATCGCCGCCAAATGTCTTAATTCTGTTTCTGCTAAGATATTTTGGGGCATGTGCATGTTCATCTCTATTGGTATTTTACTGACTATAATAGTCACCTGACCTTTCGTATCAGGATTGGAGCACACCTTGAGCATTATCCGGCTGATTAGACCTTCATTTAACACCTGTAATCATCTGCTCTCTGAACCTTCTCCATTCTCTATCATAACGAGGTTAGGAGCTTGGCTGCGGATTGTCTAATTCTTCACCTTTTTACCATCGGGGTCAGCAATTAACTGAGATCCTCATTAATGTTTCCAGAAATGAGTGGTAGTGAAGACTGTAAAGATGTTCCCGCAATTTGGTCACATTGCCATTTTTTTAATTCTTTTATAAAATCGTTTGCTCGTTCTTTTTCTTCTTCCAATGACATAATAGAAGAGAATTCTATTTCTTTGTTTGCTAATATTTTAACATCAGATAATATTATGTCTCTTAATCTTATTCGCCAACCACACTGTATTTTATTTCGAAACTTTGGAGTAATATATTTTTCATAGGGTTCATCTAATATAGCTAACGGAAATTTAAGTAATCTTTCAATTCGTTTATCTTTGTAAGAATTGATTACTCCATTAGATATTGTTTTAACAAATTCCATCGATGGAGCGAACGATTTACACGTTGTTGTTAAATTATATCCATTTGGAGCTAAAGATTTACAATTAATTATTTCTTCACTTTCTATTCGATTTGCATCTTCTATATTGCAAACACGAATTAAGATTAAAGTGAAATTATCTACTCCGTATTTTTTTAAAGCATTGTTTAAATGCCTACAACTATATTTAATATTACTATTTCCAAATGTTTCGTAAATGTGTTGTTTAAATCGCTTTTCCATACCGTGTGGAACGTATTTTTTTCGTTTTAAAGAATGAGATACTGCTTGTCCTACGTATATTTTTTGATTAACTACATTTGTTATTTTATATATTTCACAGTATCTCAAATTGTTATCAGCGATAGCGATTGTCTTATTTTTTAAGTCAGTTCTGATTTGCATTGTCATTGGAAGTTATATATTATATCTAAAGATTTAATTTTAAATACTTTTACGAGAACTTATTTAATTTATTTTTAAAAGAATTATTGAAATGACTAGATGGTTATATTAGTGTAATATGCCCATGCTTATAAACATATTACCTAGTAGACATTACAATGTTTTTCTCATAAAGTGTTGTCTACAACTTTATGAGCATCCACCTGTTGGGAACAAAATCTATCCCCATCAAAATCAGCATTGTATGGTTTAGTATCAGCTACGTTCATTCTGAAAGTATCACCAACTTTCATAACCTTAACGATATGACACATCATAGATTGTCTATGTAAAGAAGGTTGTCTATTAAATAAAACCGCATCACCATCCATCATATGTCGATGAACAATATCGCCGTTTTCCAATCGAATAGAACCCTTATCCACATATCGTAATGAGATGTTTTCACCATTTTTTCTTTCTAATATTTTCGCACCCGGATATACTTCCGGGCCATTCTGTACCAACTTTGTCAAGAAGTCTCGATTTCGGTCATTTACTACCATCGGCTTGGTAATATTCTTCGCAATTTTCATAGGAACACCTAACTGTCGTATTGATAAATTCGGGTCGCCAGTAATTACCGAACGAGCACTAAAATCAACACGTTTTCCCATTAGATTACCTCGAATACGACCATTCTTCGAGTTCAAACGACCCATAATACATTGTAACGGACGTCCCGAACGTTGGGCCATTGGTACTGCACCCTTCACTTTATTATTCACAATCATTGCTATAAAATATTGTAATACTGTTGTCATACCTTCAATGACATTGGGTGATGCATTCGTATTTATTTTTTCTATTAAATCACGATTCGTTTTTATGATATTACTATAAATATGTGTCAAATCATCTTCCGAACGCTGTTGTGCATCGTGTTTGACCGATGGACGCACAGCAGGTGGTGGGACTGGTAACACTTGACATATCATCCATTCTGGACGTGACCATTGAGCACTAAATCCCATAAATGTAATATCTTCATCCGAAATGCGTTTGAATATTTTTAATACTATTTCTGGTGATAAACGAATAATTACCTTTTTATTTTCATTGGCTTCTTCTGTATCCATATTTTCCCATATCGCATATAATGTTGACATCCCTTCTAATTTTATTTTATCCGGTTGCTTACATCCACAACCATCTTCAATGGATTCACCACATCTTTTTACTTTTGTAGCTGATACATAATCCCATCGTTGTTCAGAAGTCCAATCCAAAATATGTTTATGACGATTTTTATTTATTAGTAATTTACTACACTTAAAACAAACACATCTGCATATCTTCATTATTTCTTTTATATGTTGAATAAAGAATACCGGACGAGCCAATTCAATATGACCAAAGTATCCTGGTGTATCGATATAGGTAAATCCATCTGTTGGACAAATAATACCTGGTTCTAATACACCCATACGCGGGTCAAATAATCCCCCCACTACTGGTTTATTGTTAATATATGTATCACGTGAGGTGACTTCTACCACTGAATTTTTTCGTATTTCTTCCGGTGATAATATACTAAACTGTACACCAATAATTTTGGAGGGAGCCTTATACTCGCCGAGTTTATTTCGTTGTAACGACATATTGAATAACCTAATATATATATTACGAGAATTATTTATATCATTTCTTAATTCAATTTTTTATCATATTGCATAAAATTGATTACCTTTTTATTTATAATTATAACTATAAACCAAACATATTTACATATTCAACTACATAAAGTTATCTTATACTAATTACTAAAATGGCTCCTATCAAACCTTCTTCCAAAAATGAAATGAAGAATCGATTACGTAATAATAAAAACAATAAATTAAAAAAAAATAAACCTGATTCTGATTCTGATTCCGATAAAGAAATCGATGAAGAAGAATCCGAATATGAAACGGTCGAAGAAAGTAGTGATTCAAGCTATAAACCACCTAAATCAAAAAAAAATAAGGTTTCTAGAAGAAGACGTATTATTGCTTCAGAAGATGAAGAAGAATCTATAGGTTCTGAAGATTCCGATGATGATGATGAAGAAGAGGAGGACGAAGACGAATATGATTCTGATGATAGTTTTATCGAAGACGATGAGCCAGAAGTGAAATTATCAGCAGCCGATATTCAAAAAGCTATTTCAAAAATATTTCCATCTAGATATATGAACGAAAAAGTGAAAAAAACAAAAGAGTCCGAGAAAAAGTCATCCAAAAAAGCTGATAAAAAATCCGAGAAAAAATCTAGCAAAAAATCTAATAAAAAAAGAAAACAAGAATCTGAGGACGAAGATGAAGATGAAGATGAAGATGATTATGATGAAGACGAATATGATTCAGAAGATGAAGAAGAAGATGAAGAAGAAGAAGAAGCGGAAAATGATAAAGTGTTTATTCTATCTATCGGAGGTGGTGAGGAGGAAGAAGATGAAGATGAAGTTTATAATGATGAAGATGATAGAGGTGAATGCGATAGTGATGATGAAAAAACATTTATGAAAGAAACTTATGAAACCGTCGAATTACCATCTGAGCATAAGAAAAAAGCCGATAAAAAGTCCAAAAAAGAAAAAGCTAAAAAAGAAAAAGCCAATAAAAAAAGTGAAGAAGAAACATCATCGGAAAATAATGTAGAATCAGAATATGTTGATTTACTCGAAACCAAAAAACAATTGACCAACCAATTACATAAAAAACCAAAAAGTAAAATCTTATTAAATGCTATTGAAGATTGTAATAAATCTATCAAAAAATTAGTAAAGAAAGCACGTATTAAGAATGCAAAGGCATATCATAAATTAATTCACGAAGATAAGAAAAATACAAATGAAGTCGATTATTTTAAAAAGAATCTCTCGAATAAGGAACAGTTAAAAGTGATGAAAGACCTCAAAGAAATCAATCGTCATATGAATATCGATAAACCTTATCGTCTTGCTTTATTGGAATCAAAAATCCCGGCAAAATTAAAAGCAGTTGCCCTACAAAAATTAAATGTTTTAAAATATATGGACCCAGGTGATAATGAATATTATAAAATCAAAAATTGGGTAGATACCTTTATGCGTATCCCATTTGGAGTTTATAAAGAAGTTTCCGTAAAAATGGACGATGGTATTGAAACCTGTCATTCTTTTATGCAAAAATCCAAAGATATTTTAGATGAGTGTGTATATGGCTTGAATGATGCTAAGCTACAAATTTTACAAATGGTTGGCCAATGGATATCGAATCCTAGTGCCTTAGGAACGGCCATCGCTATTAAGGGTCCTATGGGTACCGGTAAAACTAGTTTGATCAAAGACGGTATCAGTAAGATACTTGGTCGTGAATTCGCATTTATTGCTCTCGGTGGTGCCGGAGATAGTAGTTTCTTAGATGGTCATTCTTATACTTATGAGGGTAGTACTTGGGGTAAAATTGTACAAATATTAATTGATTGTAAGTGTATGAACCCAGTCATTTATTTCGATGAGTTAGATAAAGTAAGTGACACTCCTCGTGGTGAAGAAATCATTGGTATCTTGACACACTTGACAGATACCTCACAAAATAGTCAATTCCACGATAAATATTTCGCCGATGTCGATTTCGATTTAAGTAAATGTCTATTCATATTCAGTTATAATGATGAATCCAAAGTAAATCCGATTTTAAGAGACCGTATGTATCGTATTCAAACCAAGGGCTATGAAACCAAAGAAAAACAAATCATCGCTCGTGACTATTTATTACCAAAAATTCGTGAGCAAGTGAATTTCAAGAATGAAGATGTTATTATACCAGATGATACGATTCAATATATTGCCTCTTCGACTACTCTCACCAGTGGTGAATCTGGTGTCCGTAATATGAAACGCTGTTTGGAAATCATTTATACCAAGTTGAATTTATTTAGACTCGTGAAACCGGAATCCAATATATTCAATAAAGAAATCGATATGAAAGTGAGTTTCCCATTTACAGTCACTAGAAAAGAAGTCGATAAACTGATAAAGGTTGAAGACGACCCTATTAGTAAAACGATGCTTGCTATGTATTGTTAAAAAAAATAATTGATTGATATTATATAAAATTATGTAATATCAATTTTTTATTGTGGGCCGATTTGACTATCAACGCCGGTAGCATTTCCGCCTCTGGTAGATAATAATTTAATTTGTGTGGCATCTAAACATAATGGCCCTTTAGAATTCGAATAACCATATGATTTACATTCTAATCCGCCAACTGCTTGTGAAAAAGTATCAATGGGTGTAGAATCAGCATAGGGTGATGAATGTAATCCTTCAAACCCTTCTACTGGTTTCGCAATGGCATTTCCACCAACCATTGCGTGTCCACTTGGACGAGCATTACCTTTAAATTCTGATGGTTTTAAGTCAAAGCCTTCATATGGGTATTGGTTTGAAAATAAACTATCTCTGTAATATGGTTGTATATTATAACATGAATATCCTAAAGTTATTGCTATAACCAGAAAAAGTGCTATTGCGATTAATAAATATTGAAATCTTGGTGTCATTACTTATATATTACATCGACAAAAAAATAAAAATGAGATAAAATCATCTCATAACTATTTGAATATTTCCCCTAAATATAAGAGCTTTGTAATGAATTGTTATATTCGTCGTCATCATCTTCCTCAAAGGTTACCGACTTTGTTCGAATGGCATTACCATCCATATTCGAGTTCAACCATAATTTTCCAAACCATTGATTCGCTTTTTCTTCCATTGATTCCATAAATGATTTAAATCCATTCGATAAAAATAATTCCTTATCTTTGGAATATTTATATATGGCTAAAGCAAGCAATACTAATAATAAAATGATTTCGAATATATGTTCATATATCCAATTCTGTGCGAATGTTAAATAATCAAAAGAGTCACCAATTGACGGAACTTCTATGATAGGAACTTCTAAATTATCCATAATAAAAAATATATTTATATTTTTATTGTATAACAAACATAAAAGCTTCTTTTTTATATAGTATATAGTATGGCGAACTTCGAAAAATTAGACTTGAAACAATTCCTCGATAATAATAGTAATTATGTAGATAACACTGAACATATTCGTACATTAAAACATAGTACATCCATCCGTGATGCAGTGCGTACCATCGAAAATCTGAAAGTATCCCAATCCGTATTAAAAGAATCCGATAACGAAGCTTTCGTCGAATTATGTAAAAGTGAATGCCGATTCTTATATGATGCTTATACCGATCTTTTTCATAAACTGGTAAAAGATGAACTCGACTTAACCATTATGACGAAACTATTGACGGTGCTTAAATTAATCGAAGATGGTAAAGTTGACCAAAACGATGGGTCAGTGATGGTGGGTAAAATTTTGAAAGAATTATATGTAGATAGTGCAATGAAACGTGCCGATGCTTTGGATAAAGAACACGATGCCGAAAAACAAAAACCCAACAATGGTAAACCGATTAGTTGGAAGGAATATAAAAAATATTCTAATTAAAATGATATAGATAATTATCGCTTAATATTATATAGAATGTCGCACTTTGTTAAGGAAAAGAATGATATCGCGAATAAAATAAATCAAATCATAGATAATACCTTAAAAAAACATATTACTCAATTCGCCATATTAAAATTTGCAGTAAATCAAGAAGACGTTGAATTATTAGAATTATATAAAAAACAAATCGAAACTCATAATAAAAATATGATAGAAAACCCTTTTCCTGATTCTGGGTTTGAACTATATGTTCCACAAGAAACCGTATTTACCCAACCATATAAATCCGTATTTATTGATTTTGGCGTAAAAGCAGAAATGATTTATGTTGATGCATTGAATTCTATTAAAAAAAATACTGCTTTTCAAATTCATCCACGTTCAAGTATTTCCAAAACACCATTGATGTTGGGTAATCATACCGGTATTATAGATAGTGGTTATCGTGGTTCTCTCATTGGTGCATTACGATGGTTACCCATGGATGATAATGATTATGTAGTTGATAAACATACTCGATTATTACAAATATGCCATCCCACATTATGTCGAATTTTTGTAAAATTAGTAGATGAATCAGATCTAACTACAACTGTACGTGGTGTGGGTGGATTTGGTTCAACCGGTTTATAAATTTGTCATATGATATATTATGTGTATAGTATATACATAATATATGTCTGATTATAATAGAATAAATGATTATAGATTTTTGAAAATTTATAAAGGTAGTTGCTTTACTAAAAAATATATAAAAAAATATCAGAAAATCATTGCATTTGATTTAGATGAAACCCTCGGTTCATTTGCCGATTTAAATATTCTATGGTCTGGATTACAAAAGATAACCAAAAAATCCGATTCCGAACAAAATAACTTCAATGAAATATTCGATTTATATCCCGAATTTTTACGTTATGGAATTTTGAACATATTGGAATATCTTTATATAAAGAAAAAACAGGGGGATTGTGATAAAATTTATATATATACCAATAATAATTGTAATCCGCCGTGGGTTTCATTAATCACAAACTATTTCAATTATAAATTGAATATCCGTGAAGATATTTTTGATAAGAGTATTTGTGCTTTTAAGATTAATAATAAAGTTCTCGAATTATCGAGAACCACCCAAGAAAAAACATATAATGATTTCATTAAATGTACGTTATTACCAAAAACCACCGAAATTTGTTTCGTAGATAACACTTATTATAAAAATATGGAAAATGAAAAGGTTTATTATATCCAACCTCTCGCATATTATCATAATGTCACTATAAAATCTATCATTGAACGTTTCATTTATTCTACGATTTCGAATCAATATAATGATTTTTTTGATTCAAAAAAAGCATTGGAAGAATATCTATATGATTGGTTTGATACGAATCGTCTTGAGCATATCGATATGCCTACTAAAATTCTACAATTAGATATTTTTGTTGCCCAAAAGATTATGTATCATATCAAAGAATTCTTCTATTTGACCAACCGTAAAAATAAAACGAAAAAAAATCGAGTTCGTTTAACCAAAACCACTCGTAAAAGATATTCCGACTAAAATAATTATACACTTTTATGTATAATTATTTGTTTTTTACTATAAAACATCGGCGTTTGAAATGTTAAAAGGTGTAAAAACGCGAATTTATGTATGTTATGAAATATGTTATCAATAATTTTATTCAATTATGTCATTCACATATTACCATACATTATCCTCTGAAGCCTTTTTTGAATCCCTTAGGTGCAATTTGTTGCTGACTTTTTGCTCCCGTACGTCATGGTTTTATTCTTTTTTTATGACCAAATTCTTGTTGATTTTTTGCTATATAATCATTCTGGGAATAATGTTTATGATATTTATTTTTGTGATATTTTTTTTGATTATTTTGATTATTTTGATTATTTTTATAATCAATGTCGCAACAGTCGTCGTCGCTATCACTATCATTGAAATCTTCTAAATAAACTCTACAAGCCGTAGGGTTTATATTAGGTTCGGATATTGGAATTTCTGACATTTATAGCAACGTTAAATAAATAAATCGTGACAACTTTAAGTTATTTTTATTTGTCTATAAAAAATATTAGTCAAAAAATCAATGTTCTCAAAGAAATCGTAGTACATAAATCTACCTAAAAGTATTCAATAATCCTACTTTTCTCTACTATATAGTAGAATAAAATCGATTCATAAAAGAAGAAAAAGTTCTATCATACCCAAAAAAAATTCCCAAAAAAAAGTCGGAGGGGTCATGTAAAAAAGGACATTTATAAATGTCCTTTTTTCGAAAATCCGTTTAAGAAATTTTTGGAAAAAAATCAAAAAGTCGTTTTAAAGCATAATGCTGTAAATTCAAAAAAAATCATTCAAAAATCGTTTGCATAAATTTTTTATAAAATTTTTAAGTATAATTTGGGATATTTTTGTGTTTCCATAATTTAGGAAAAAATGGAAACATTGGAATCAGAAAAATATCCCAAAATATCCCAAAATTATATTTGTGAAATATGTGACTATTTTACGTCACATACGAGTGATTATGAATCGCATTGTTTAACTGGAAAACATTTAAGGAAACAAATGGAAACCGAAAAATATCCCAAAATATCCCAAAGCGGCTTTCATTGTGATGGTTGTAATTTTACTACATTAAAGAAGAGTATATTTGATAAGCATAATAATACGATAAAACACCTTCAAAAAATAAATAAAAATACTGATAAGTCAATAATATATAGCTGCGATATTTGTAATAAAGAATATATACATCGTAGTGGATTATATAAACATAAGAAACTATGTCAAGTTCTCAAAAATAAAAATGAATTAACTAACGAATTTCGAGAACCTGAATATAAAAAACCAGAAATTACAATAGATTTAGTATTAGATTTAATAAAGCAGAATAAAGATTTAATTTATCAGAATAAAGATTTACAAACTTCTCTATTAGAATCACATAATAAAATCGTCGAATTATCACAAAATGGTACAGTAATTACAAACAATACTACAAACAATACAACGAATAATACTCAATTTAATTTACAGTTTTTTCTTAATGAAACGTGTAAAGATGCAATGAATATACAAGATTTTGTGAATTCGCTACAATTAACCACACAAGATTTCGAGAACACTGGAAAATTAGGATTTATTGAAGGTATTACTCGTATTATTCTTAATGGATTGAATGGTGTAGATACTACAAAACGACCAGTTCACTGCACGGATGCAAAACGAGAAACAATTTATATCAAAGACGATAATGTATGGGAAAAAGAAGATGATAACAAAACAAAATTTAAAAAGGTAGTGCATCAAATCGCGAATAAAAATTTACAACAATTGACAAAATGGAAAGAAGAACATCCAGATTGTGTAACATTAGATTCTAAAGAGAATATCGAATATAGAAAATATTATAAATCAGCATTAGGCGGTTCATCGAATGAAGAAGATGATAAATTCTTTGAGAAGATAAAACGAAACGTTCTCAAAGAAATAGTGGTGAATAAATTGACATAATATCCGTTATTAGTTGGTTTCGTGGAACATCAATGGTTCAAATAAAGGCGCACTATAATTGATTATACATCTTTGACAAAATGATTGATGAATACCAATCAATTCTGCCGAAATATGTAATATAATACCAATCCAAAAAACCATGACCAATCTATCTTTCATTATAAGAGATAATAAATAGCCAATTACCAAAAATGCGACACCCTCCAATAATGATTCGACAAATATTTTTAAATTACTTGTTTGAGCAACACGATTTTCGGCATTTGCTACGCGTTGACAAGCATAACCATATTTACAAAATAAACTATGTAGGTGTAACTCATACCCTAAAAAATGTTTGAAGCAACCGAGAACCAAAAGTAAAATATAATAATCAGTGATAAAATTCACTAATATTTCATATAGAATACCACAGTAAATTCCAACAAAAATAGATTCGAAAATATAATGCATAATATAATATCATTATATTTTCTTATAGGTTCTCATAAGCCATCAAAATCAA